TGTGATCGTCCGAGGCCCTTGGATATGAACGCCATGAGCAACCAGCCATGCACTGATAGCGAGGGCAACTTCATCGCCGGACAGTTCGATCGTTACGCCGGGGCCGTACTCTGTCGTCCCGTCACCGTATCGGATGTGCATTCTCTCGCCCTCTCTATCCATTCCCAGACTGCGGGGTGGGGAGTGTAGAACGCAGCACGAACAAAAGCGAACCCTGCAAGAAATCCGCAAAGTGCCAAAAACGGCTTCGCGACAACGAAGGCCAACGGCTTGGGAAATATGAGAGTTTCGGTATGGCGGCTGGTCGGCTCGCATCCCTTAGCAGGGGAGCGCCTTCGACCACTCGGCCACCTCTCCGGGGACGGTTCCTATCTGCCGGAAGCCTATTGTTCAAGGGGCCTTGCGACGTTTCTGGCATCTTTCCATCCTATCCGAAGTGACGGGGCATTACGAGAACAGACGCGAACATGCGCGGTTTTCAGCCTCGTTTCCGCAAGAAATCCGCAGAGTCTGTTCCGGTCTCGTTCACAAAGCGCCATCCGCGCTTCCAGGCGTCGGCGCCAAGCTCCGGTGTGCCGAGCTTCACGTATCGCTGCCACTCGTTCGACTGCCACCCGCCTTCGTCCTTGAGGCGCACCACGTCATGCGTCTGCGCGTGGAACCATGTTGCCCATGAGTGCCGAGCGGTGTGCGGGGTGTAGAGGTGTTCATCAAGGCCGATGCGACCGCACGCCGCGCCCCAGAACCGCAATGGGTTCCCGCTGTTCGCTCGGCTGGCATAGGGCCGGCCATCATAGCGCAGGAAGAGCGGCCCCGGCTGGCCGATGTTCGGGATCGCAGAGAGCGCGGCCACGACGCGGGGGATCAGATTGACCGTCCGTTGCAGCCCGTTCTTCGGATCGCGCAGAATGACATAGCGATGCTCAAGAGAAACATCGTCGCGACCGTCGATCGCCAGCGCCTCCGAGATGCGCGCTCCTTGGCCGAACAGGAATGTGACGAGAGCAGGGGACCAAGGGTTAGGCCACCTCCCGCCCACGACCGCCTCGATCAGCGCATCTGCCTTCGCAGGCAAGAAGAAATATGTCCGTTTGGCGCTATCGTCAGGGCGCTTCACAAACGGGTTCTGCCCATTGGCTCGAAGAACGGCGAGGGTGGGCGCGTAGAACTGGCGGCGCACTGTGGCCGGCTTCGCGGCGGGGTATGCCTTCAGCGCAGCGTCGTCGATCTCCGGCTGGCCGATCTCGTCAATGCGGTGATCGCCGAGGTGGGCTAACGGCTTGGCGAGGAAGCGGGCTTCTCCGCCCTTCCGCTGATAGAGACGGGCCGCCTCTTCGAACGTGATAGCGGGTTCGCGACCGGTGATGCTGCGCTCCGAGACCTCACCTTCGATTTGCCGGCGGATGGCGTCGGCTTCTTTTCGGTTGCGGGTGCGCGTTGAGCGTCGGACTTCAATGCTGCGAGGCTGACCACCCGTCCAGACGGTGACGGTTCCGCGGATCTGGTAGATGCCGGACTTCTTGTCGGGTTCGAGTGTGAGGGGCATTCTACCATCCTCTCGCCGAGAAGGCGTAACTGATCAGGGCGCAGCTTTACAGACCGGCCAACGCGCGTGAAGGGGACGCCATAGCGTCGGATGAGATCGCGGACATAGCGCGACGGGTTCTCGCTCTCCTCGTCAATGCCCAGCACACGGGCGGCGTCGTCGAGGGACATGGCACGATCAAGCATTATCGTCCGACCTCCATTCCTGTCTGGCGGTCCACGACCTTGCCGGACATTGTGCGCTTGAAACGGCTGTTGCGGCCACCGGGGAAGGTGGACGGCTTGCGGATGCCGAGGTGCTTCGCTTTCATGCTGCGAACCTTGGCGCGGTCGGTGTTCTCAGCCGACGTTTTCGCCTCGTGGCACTGGCCGCACAGGATTTGGAAATTGCTCTCGACGTTCGCCCCGCCGTCTGCCAGGGCGACGATGTGATCGCGGGCAGGCTTATCGCCCGGCATGATCTTCTTGTCGCAGTGGGCGCAGCGGCCCTTGCAGCGCTCCCATATGCGCAGCGAGGCGAGCTTGCCGGGCATGGAGTTGTCGGTCTTGCCGCGCCATTCGGGGACGGTTCTAGCCATTTGCCTCGTCTCCTTCATTCCACGCCTCGGACTTGCCGGCGGCTTCCGCCTTCGCCCGCAGTTCGCGTGCAAGCTGCTCGGCCTTGATCCGGCACAGGTTGTCTGCGGCCATCTTCAGCGGGCGGCGGATCGCGCGCTTGGGCTGAGGCTCGGGGATGATCGCGAAGTTGGTAAGGGTCATGCGGGCTCGTCCTCACACATGATGATGCAGGGGGTGCCATCGGGCTTGGTCGGGCGGCTCCAGTGCGTGAAGCCCTCGGTGACGAATGCTGCCCACTCGCCGTCGTCCCACCAGCAGTCGGTCATCCGGCCATAGGCGGGGTGCCAGAGGTCAATGATGGTGCCGTCCTTGGGCGCGGTCCCGATGTCTTGCCAAAGCGTCATGCGGCATTCTCCTCAAGGAAGGCGAGGGGATCGAAGCCAACAGCCTCGGCGAGCTTCGCCATGGCCTTGTCGAAGTAGGCCTTGAACTCGTCCTGGGTCATCGCGTCGAAGGCGGTGCTGTCGGTGGTGACGAAAGGCCTGCCGCTCATGTCGTGGTTGACCGTGACGTAGCCGCAGGCGCGCTTGAGGGCGTCGTGCAGGTGTTCGTGCGTCGGCCACTGGTTCGTGCTCTCACAGACCAGCGAGAGGGCTTTCCAGTATGCCCGGTGGTGCGGGATCGACCGCTTGTTCATCCGCACCAGCTTGAACTCGGCGCCGATGGGGAAGCCCATCAACTGCTCCTGATCGAAGCCGCTGACGGGGGCGATGCCCTTCGGCGTCTTGGCGACGATGCAGCCGGCTGTTTCACGCGTGCGCCGGGTCATGCGAAGACCCGCCCGGCGACCAGCTCATCCATCTCGCGCTCGTAGGCATCCATGAACTCATCGAAGGCATTGTCGGGAAGCGATGCGATCTGCGCGCGCTGTCCGGTCGCCCACTTCTTGAGGGCGTCGGGATCGCCCTTCTTGGTCACGTTGGCGAGCAACGCTTCCATGATGGTCTGCACGTCGTTCGCATCCGTCAGGCGCTCACCGGCTCGGCGTTGACGACCCGCCGGGGTCAGGGGGCCGCTGTTGGCATTGGCCGGCGGCGTGGCGCGTGCGGGGGCCTTCTCTGGCGCGGGCTCATCTACACCGACATTCGCCTGCGTCTTGTCGTAGAGAGCGAGGCCGAAGGGATTGCCGAACGTCATCATGGCGCGCTTCATCGCGTCGCTCTCAGCCTCCTTGACGGCGCTCTCGTAGGCGTCCTCAAGCTGCTTCGAGATACCCGACCCGAAGCCGGTCCCCTCGCGCACGACCGTCCCGACGACGATGCGGACCTTCGCCATGAAGCCGACGCGCCATTGCTCGACGGTGTATGGGCCGTTGCGCCCGGTCTTCTCCTGCTTGATGAACTCAGCGGGGCGGACCTCCTGCATCTCGACGGTCTCGCGGGTCCACCCATCGAAGCCGAAGATGCTGTTGGCTACGTCGATCACGCGCCATGCTTCGATGTAGGAGAGGGTCTGCCCCGCCTGCTCGCGGGTCTTGACGTGCGTCGGGTCCAGCTTCTCCCGTAGCGCGTTCTTTTGCGTGTCGGTCAACATCAGAACATCCTGTCAATGATTTCGACGAGGTACGCGGTGTTGACCTTCTCGGGGTCCTTCTCGCGGATCTTCGTCATCAGTTGGATGAAGTAGGCGCTGTCGACGCCGGTAAGCTGGTCCTCAAGGACCGCCGGATCGGTCAGGTCCAGCGCGCTGATCTGCATCATCATCTTGAGGATCTGGCCCGCATTGATGGACCAGCCGCGCTTGATGAACTTGCGGAGACGGATCACCGAACAGACCGGATACTTCGAGCCCACATACCGAAGCTCGCGCGCCAGGAGGGCTTCCAATGCGGGCTGTCGCAGGACGAGGTTGTTGTCCCGGCTGGTCCAGTAATTCGTGCAGTGGACGAAATCGTAGTTCTCGTGGATCGTGTCGGGCTCGCCGTAGAACCGCAGGACGATCTGGATTTTGCCGCTGAGGGTGATCGCGTTCGTCGACATGAAGACCGGACGGAACGCTGGCTTGCCATCGTCCTCGACGGCAAGCGCCATCTCTTCGGTCTTCTCGTAGGCTTCCTGGATTTCGCCAGCGTCACCCATGACCTCGCCGACGTATCCCTGCGCGTCATCCGCCGGGCGGCTCTCGAAATACTGGTACTCGGTCTTCGCGCCGTCTTCGCTCGCAACGCCCGCCGATTTGATGACGACCTTCACGCGGCCCTCTGTATCGTCGACGTAGATGGCGCAAGGAATGCCGGCCTTGTTCTTGGTGTGGAACCGCTTGACGTAGTAGTCGGCGACGGCCAGCGTCGTGGCGTGGTCCCGGAAGTAGATGTCGAAGTCGTTGACATCCTCGTTCAGGAGCATCGACGCGATTGCCCCGCCGGTTATCATGGTGCCCTTGGCAGCGAGATCGCGAACGGTTTCGTCCTCGATGGACTCCAGCCACGCATCGACCTTCTTGCGGAGGATCGCTTTGATGGTCTTCGTTTTCATCAGACTGCTACCTTCTCTTCGTGGATGGTCACGCCGGGAATGTCGCGGCTCTTGCCGTCCACCCGCTGCTGCGCGATGCGCTGGAGGAATTCCTCAAGCTCGGTCTTGTGGTTCACCCAGACGAACCGGGCGAACTCCCGCATGTCGGTGATCTCGGCTCGGTAGCGGGTCCGCAGGCTGGCAGCGCGTGCGCCACCGAAGGCGCCGGCGTGATCCTTGGCGGCGCGGTTCGCCACCTTGTCAGCCGACTTGGCGAGGCTCAGTGCGGCCTCTGCTTCTGCCTTCTTGGCGAGGTCGGAGCCGGACGCGGCGCGGATCTTATCCTCGGCCTCCTTGCGAAGGCGGTCAGCCTCGGCCCGTGCTGCCGCCTCGACGCGGCGTTTCTCGTCTTCCTGCTTCTGGAGGAACGGGGCGAGCGCCTTCTTGCAGGTCGAAAGCGCTAGGTCCGCCTTGCCCCGTTCTTTCTGGATCAGCGGGTTGTACCGCGCCTGAACCTCTGCCTTGCCCTTGTCGAAGGGCTCGTTCTCCACCTTGCGCCGCTCGTCTGCCGTCTTAGCCGCTGCCCGGATGTCGGACATCAGCTTGGCGACCTTGTCGGCGACCTCCTGGCTCTCGATGGGCTCGCCATCCAGCCAGTGCGTGGCCTCTTCGTAGAGGGCCTCGATCTCCTGCCGGGACAGGTCGAACGGCGTCGGCTCTTCGTCGATGGCCTCGGGCGGCCGGTTGTGGCCGATGGTTGCGATTGCTGCGTTAGACATTGTAGACTGCCTCCACGATGGCGGTTCCGGCGTTGGTGAGATGGCGAATGCGCCGGCCCGCAGCGGGGCCTTGCGCGGCTGCATGTAGGGACAGGCACACCAGCCCCAGCCGCTCCAGACGCGGCATGTCTCGCGGGAATGCGTCATCCGCGGTCTGCATGATCTGGACGCAGCGGAGAATTCTGATCTCCCGGTCGCTCAGCTCGTCGCGCTGTTCGGCGAGGCTGATGTCCTCGGCGCTCATTCGGAGCCTCCAGTGCGGAGAGCGGAACGGATGCGGCGCTCGTAGTCGGCTTGCGCGGCTTGTCGCGCTTCGGCCTCTGTGTCGTAAACCGTGTCGTCGGGCGAGCCGTACGGGTAGCAGTGGAACGTCCACTCCCACTTGTCGTCGAAGTTCTCAGACACGGTGTAGGACCCGAACGGCGTATCGGCGCCGTAACTGCCCCACTCCATCGGCTTCACCTCCACCTCGGCTACTGCCGGTGCCTGGAGGCGAGAGGCGGCTTCGCGGAGGATCGCCGGCAACAACTGCTCGGCAAGCTCTCCGGCGCCAAGGTCGCGCCAGCCGGGGACCATGCGGATTTCGTTCGCGAGATCGTCGACGTCCATTACGCTGCCCTCCGTTCGCGCATCTCGGACAGCGCCATGTCTTCGGTCTGCATCCACAGGCCATCGCGGGCGTCGGATATGCCGTCCGTCAGCGGGTGGATGATGTCGAGAAGGCTCACGAAGTCGTCGCAGCCGGCCTCGGACAGCGCCTTGACGAGCTTGCCGAAGCTCTGGACCAGCTCCGCCGTCATCGGCGCAATGACGCGCTGGTTGGCGTGCTTCTCGCCGTGCGACAGGTCGCTGAGGAAGATCGCCTGCTTGCTGTCGGCATGGGCGAACTGGAGCGCCTGGATCATATCGACGAACGCGGTATCGAGGGCTTTACGCGGGTCATGTGCCATGGTCGGATTCCTTCCTCTGGCGTTCAGCGGGATAGGGCGGAAAGGGCGGTGCGGGCCTGCTCGCGATGCCAAGACGAGGGCATGTCCTTCATGCCGCCGTGGCTGTCTTCGACGAACGTGTGGGCGATGGCGCTCAGGGCCTGCTTCAGCCGCGCGTTCTCTGCCCTCAGCGCTTCCTCTGAGGGGGCACGCACCAAGCCAGTTGTCATGTTGTCTATTTGGCCGATGACGCCGCAGAGATCCGACAGAGGCTTCCACTTCACCCGCCCACTCGCGTAGTCTTCATCGAAGCGGTAATGCAGATTGAACAGCGCGGTCGCTAAGCTCGTCGCTTGCCTCAGCGCTTCCTCTGTCGAGGTGGATGGGGCGGAAGGACGGCACGCAAGCATCCCCTTGATGAGATCGCGGCAGGTGCGAATGTCAGCCGCTCCCGGCGCCTCGCAGCTTGGCGTTGAACGCTGTCCCTGCCGCCAATTCGCGAAGGCGTAAGCCCAAGCATCCAAGTCCGGCGTCGCTGTCGAGGTGGATGGGGCGGGGGTGGCGAGGGCGATCGAGATCGGGACAGTCACGCTTGCGCGCCACTGACGCTTGACGTTCTCGGGTTCGAGGTCCCAGCCGGCGTAGTCGATGCCCTTGCGGTCGCCCTCGTATTCGTATGAGGCTCGCGCTGCCTGCTCCACCACGTCATGGGGCACGTCGGATGCGGCGGGCTGGGGGGCGGCGGAAAGGGCTTCACCCCAAGCAAACCGCATCTCGGCCATTCGGGCTTGCTTTGTGTTTTCGAGACCCTCCGGCAGTACGAAATCCGTCATTCCCTCCATCCGGGACAGCATCTCACGGGTCGGCTCGATTGGAACTATCTGCGTCTTCGCGTCGGCCATCGTCTTGTCCTCAGTGCTCGATTGATCGGATGCTGGCGAAGGCGGATGTCGCTGCGTCAGCGCGCGCCTCGATGGTGCGGTCGTAGATCCATCCGGCTACGAGCGGGATCAGAAGGGCTACGACAGCCATGGCGCGGTGTTCGGTGCGGGAGGTCATGACTGCCCCCGCGCTTTTGCCAGAGCAGCGCGGATGTCTCGCCAGATGCTCACGGTTTCGTCGGCCATCTTGCCGATGCCGTAGTAGTCCAGCGAACCTTCAGGCCCGTCCGGGAATGTCTTGGTCCAGTCGGCGTCGAGGCGCTCCAGCGCGGATAGCAGATTGGGCGCGGCGGCGATCAGGTGGGCATTCGCTTCAGAGACGGCTTGATCCCTTGCGCCGGCGTGGCAGAATTGGTTGCAGGCTACGGCGTCAAATTCTGCATCGATCTGCCAGTACCCGCCCCAACTCTCCCCGTGGTCGCCTTTGACAGCAGTCCAAGGTCCCGGCGTGTGCTTTGCTTCCGTCGTCATGCTCTGTCCTCCGGTTGGCAGCGCTTGGCTGCTGGGGGTGGGGGTTGGGGTCAGGCCGCGCGGTCGTGCGTGATGATGTTCTCGGAGAGCTTCTTCATCGAAGCGACCAGCGGGTTCAGGTAGTCGGCTTCGACGCCGTTCTTCCGGCCAAGATCGATGACCTTCCCGAGGGCGCCCATGAACTCGTTCATCCGAGTTTCTTCGGCGCTGGGAAGCTCTGCGATGTAGGCGTCAGCTTCTGCGATCATCTCTTTGAGATCGCCGCCTCGAATGAACTTGTATTTGCTGTCCGAGATGTAGGTCTCGACGCGAGCGTCTTTCCATCGCATGACGATGGTCATCTCTGCGTGGCTTTCGATCTGAACCTCTGCTGAAGGCTCCCGGAGCCCCTTCGCGGTCATCGCCTTTGCAAGGCGGTTCGTTACGGTCTGAATTTGCTTGTGGTCCATCTTCGTCTCTCCGTATGGCGTTCTATGGGGAGGGGCGGGGCACTTGGCCCCGAGGGGTTCAGGCGGCTACGTCCGCTAATTCTTCGCGCAGTCGGTCCCTGACGCGCTTGCCGAGCGGAGTACGGGCAAACACCCACACGAATGGCCGCTCATCTGGGTATTTCGGAATGATCAGCCCGAACTCTTCCAGCATGCCGACCGCAGACGGCGATTCCTTCGGCTTCATCTCGCCAAGCAAGATTGCCTTGGCTTCGTCGCGCAGTCGTGAAATGACGTAAGCCTCCACCGCTGCGTCACATGCGATCTGGTAGCAGGCGATTTTTGCATCAGGGCTCACGACAGCCGCCCCATCGCGTTCAACGCGGCGCGCTCGGTGCGGAAGGAGCGGATGACACTGACGACGCCTTCGCTGTTGCGGCGGACGATCATCCAAACGTTGGCGTGCTGCTCGACTGCGGTCATCTGTTGGCTCCGGGTTCGGTGCGTTTCGATTGGCGGGGGCGGGTGCCCCTGTGAGTTGGAATGTAGGCCACCCCTACGCTGCATGTCAAGCGGAAAAGTAGCCTTGACCTACTTCTTGCGGCGGCGTAGGTAGGTGCTTCGCGCAGACGGGTGCAAATCCCGCCGGCTGAGCGCGAGGCGCGGGGTCGAAAGTCCTAAGGTGCTACCGGAAACTAAGGACGGGCCAACCGATGAGGCGCCCTGCCGTATGCGACCGACCGAACGACGGTTCAGGCCAGCATGGCAAACGTCCCTCTGCCTTCATGAGCTTCGGCCCATGGGGGTAGGGGGGGCTTTGCCTCCGCTCCCTCCCTTACTCTGGTTCAGGGCTTAGGAAACGAAGGCTCTAACAGAGAAGGATATGCAGAGAAGCGCGCGCCGAAATCAGCTTTCGCCGGCCATCACAATGCAGTGCACCGAACGGACGCATTGGTGATCGAAGCGCAGTTCCTTCGCCGGGTTGAACTGCTCCAGGACGAGGCCATCCGCATTGTGCCGGACGAAGCGCTTCACGAAGGCCAAGATGGGGCCGTGTTCCTCAAGCTGGATCTGGGCGACGACATAACTGCCTCGGCGTGGCCGGCGGCGGGGGTCAACGAAGGCGATCTCGCCGTCCTCATATCGAGGAGCCATAGACTCGCCGGATACAGTTACAGCATAGGCACCTGAACTCGGGGCAATCGAAGGCGGCGCCATCAGGTCGTACAAGTGGTTTCCGTTCAAGACAAACTCTCCATCTGCCCCGCCGACAGCCTGTCCGTAGACCGGAACTCGAAACCCGACCTGTGTAACCCTTTCTCCTATCTGAGCATTGGACACCGCCGCAGGTGCCGTATGTTCGCTCGGGATCGCTGGCATTTCGTCGGAAGGAGGCGTTCCCTTCCCGTGGAGATACCAGTCTGCATCACCGCCGAGCAGGTTGGATAGTCCTTCTAGCTTATCAATTGCCGGCTTGGTCGCGCCGCTTTCCCAGTTGGCGACGGAGACGCGATTGATGCCGAAGTGCTTGGCAACGTTCTGTTGCGTAAGCCCTTTGCGCATTCGCGCCCGGAGAATTCTCTGGCCAATCGTGCTCATGGTGCCTTGTAGGGAATCCCTACTTTATCCACACCTACTTTTTTGCTTGACGACGTAGGTAGGGCTCGCCTACTACTGTAATCCATGATCACCATCGTCAAACAGGCAGCGGAGAAGGCGGGGGGCGTAGTAGCGCTCGCACGTGAACTCGGCATCGAACATCCCAGCCTGCATTCCTGGAAGAAGGTGCCGGCGAGCCGTGTCCTCGACATGGAGCGGATCACAGGGATCTCGCGGCACGACATTCGCCCGGACATCTTCGGCGAAAAGCCTGAGGTGGCGGCATGAACCTGATGGCCCCCATCGAACAGTCGGCAAGCCTTCCGGCAATGCTCCAGCAGGCTTCCAACCGCCTCGCTAACGCGACCACGGCGGCTGAAATCCTCGAAGCCAAAGTCTCCGCTGAGATCGTCTACGACGAAGCCAAGCGGGCTCGCCGTCTGGCGGACGCCAAGGGCGCACACGACACGGTGACGGCGGCAGCTCTCCGGGCGCAGGCCGATGCGAACGAGATCATCGCTCAGGCTCAGCGCCGGTTGGCGGATGAATACGACGCGGCGCAAGAGCGCGGCGAGGTTTCCTCTGGCCGCCCGAAAAGTCTTCCCGACGGGAATACTTCTTCGACTGTTGCGGATATTGGGCTCACCTCCAAGGAAGTGCACCAAGCTCGCCAATTTCGGGATGCGGAAGTAGCCGATCCCGGCATCACACGCCGCGCTCTCGATGGGATGCTGGAACGCGGGGCAGAGCCGACAAAGGCCGCCCTCCGACGCGAGATCATCGAAGCTTCGAAGATGGGATTGCAGGGCCGTACAGGCTCGCCAGCGCCATCGAACAAGAACCCGATGTATCGCGCCCCGACCGAGGCCGGAAAGGCTTGGACGCACCTCTACGGCGTCTGCCGCGCCTTCGCGGAATGGGCGACCGACGAGAACATGAACCGCGCCGCCCAAGGGTTGCGCGAACGCGACGACAGCCAAGTCGCGAACATCCATGCCGTCCAGAAGGCGGCAGCCCTTCTCAATGAATTTGCGGAGAACCTTGATGCTCACTGACAAGCTGCGCCTATTCTACGAAAGCGTTCACGAAGCGATGCAGGACGTGGGCACCAGCGCCCCGCGCATTGCGGATCGCGTCATCACCAACGCATTCCCCGATACTGCCGATGCGGCGGAACGCGAGGGCGCGGACAAGATGCTTCGCGATGGCGTCGTTGCGTTTGTCACCAACTATCTCAAGCGACACGCCGATCTCCCCGCGATTGGGCAGGCCGACTTCTACGATATTTCGCCCGAGTTCGCGGACATTGCCGGCAAACTCCAAAGCTTGAGCCATTACGTCCCGACGCTCCAGCAGCACATGTCGGTCGGCTTTCTGGTGGCGCACCCCGACTTCCTCGATGAAGCCCGCAAGTTCAAGCGCCAGAAGGGCGAAGAAACGCTCGCAGAGGCCACGGTCCTTGATGAGTTGTACGACGCCGTAACTGGCCGGCTGGTGTGACCACGCTCCACACCATAGCCGAGATCATGGCCGCCTGGACCGCGATCTCCTGCCTCTGCGGCCTGTTCATGGGCCGGTTCATCGCCTTCGGAATGGGAGAACGTCATGACCGCTGAACAGCTTGGCTGGCTTCTGCTGGCAGTTTCCATCGCAGGCATTGCGGCGAGCTTCGCCATCGCGAACATCGGGCTCGGCCTGTTCTCCGCGTACATCGCCGTCCTGATGGTGTTCGGCATCGTCGGCCAGCGGGTGCAGGCATGAGCCCGATCAAGCGCGAAGTCGTCATCGGCGATTGCCGGCTGCTGCTGGCCGACATGAGCGAGATCGTCCCGACGCTGGGCGTGTTTGATGTGTGCCTCACAGACCCGCCGTATGGGCTGAAGATATCCAGCAATCCTGTGCGTCAGGCGCACGATCGACAGAACTGGGACGACGCCCCGCCATCTGCGGCCATCTTCAAGATGCTGCTTCAACATAGCCGCGAACAGATCATCTGGGGAGGGAACTATTTCGGTCTCCCGGCCAGCCAGTGCTTTCTGGTGTGGGACAAAAAGCAGCCAGAGAATTTCTCTTTGGCGATGTGCGAAATGGCATGGGCGTCCCGATCCCAGCCGGCAAAGATGTGGCGGCAGTCGGTAACATCTTATGCCAAAGAGCACCCGACCCAGAAGCCAGTAGAGCTTATGGAGTGGTGCATCGGCATCGCGAAAGGCTGCGGCACGGTCCTCGACCCGTTCATGGGCAGCGGCACGACCGGCGTTGCGTGCGCCAAGCGCGGGATGTCGTTCACCGGAATTGAGCTTCACGAACCCTACTTCGACGCGGCCTGCGAGCGCATCCGCAAGGCATACGCGCAGCCCGATATGTTCGTCGCCGCGCCCGAGCCCAAGGCGGTCGGCTACACGGCCATCACCCGCAACGGCAAACCCGCTGCCGATGGCCCCCGCTACAAGGCGCTGGGCAACAGCATGGCCTGCAACGTCATGCGCTGGATCGGCCAGCGGATCGAGCACGTCAACGCCATCGCTGCGTCCATCAAGTCGGAGGCCGCATAGATGGCCTTCATCTCTCGTCTTCATGGCGCTCCAAAACTCCAAGCGCCCATTCCAGCCAATCTGGCAGAGACCGCTCGCCAGCCTTCCATCGCCGCACCGTGCGCGCATCAACGCGAACACGGCGGGCAAGGGGAGACTGCCATTCGGAGCCGTAAAGGGCTGTGGCACGGGCTTCCAGTTCGGCGGGGGTCATGCGTACAGATCCGCGAAGACTTCCTCGCACCAGCCTTTAGCGGCTTCCAGCGTGCGGAAGCCCGTCATGGCGAAGTCGGCTGCTTCGGGGAACTTCTCGACGGCAACCTTCTCGGCATGAACGTCAAAGGCTCCGTCCTTGGCCTGCCGGATGCTGGCGAGCGCTGCGAAGAAGTCGCTGCGGCCAACCGTCCAGACGGGGACGATGGGGAGCTTGGCGAAGGTCATTTCGATGGCGGCGGTTGCGTTGGTCATCGTGTTTCTCCGTGTTCCGATACCCAACAACATAGGACCAATGGCCCTACGTGTCAACAGGGTCTGGAACGGAAAATTTGCATCCCATTCGGTCGCGTTCCCCCCTCCCACGCGATCGATAAGCCAGCGGTGGCGTTCCTCCCCGCCACCGCTGGCGACCTCGCCAGCATCGGGGCAGGTGCTGGCAAGATTGCAGATTGGGGCGCAGCAGGATCGATTGCCGGGGGCTTCTTGTCCTTTCACCCCGGCGGTCTCCTGAGCCGCGCTGTTCACCCCGTTCCCAGCCACGGGGCCAATGAAAGGCTGGGACAGTTTCTCGATACGTGCGCGGTTCCTGCGGCTGCTGCATTTGCGCGCCTCCAGGTAGTCGCTGAATTCGTCCGGGCTCGGCTTGCCGGCCTTCCCGGTCTCGCGCGGATTGCCGTCCAGCGCGTTGGTGCCGCCCTTGCCGGGGCGGTCTTGCAGGTCAAACAGGTCTGGTTGGGCCGTGTTCTCCATGCCCGAATAATTGGCATGGGAGATCCCGATGACCGTGGATCGATGGTCCAAGAACTTGGATCGGAACGAGAAGATGCACGCTGACGCTCTGGCCCCCCAGCTCATCCGGCAGTGCGCCGGGCCGCGCGGGCATGACGAGCCCGTCAAGGTTCTGTGGGAGCGCGCCTTCAATGCGCTGCACCGCGTCAATGATCGATGGACCCGCCGCAGGGTTCGCGCCGTCTGGCAGGGCGAAGCCCGCCGCATCGAATGGGACGAGATGCTCGAGATGGCGAAGGTCGCCGAGCTTCAAAAGGCGAGGAAAGATCATGCCGAATATTTGGCAGAAACCGCGCGGGTGGCGGCGCTTCGTGTCGCTCTTGAGGCGGCTCAGATGGGCTGAGCGCTCGCGCAAGATCGGTGCGGCCATCGCTGTCTGGATCGCGCCTGAAACCAAGGAGGACGACTGATGCGTAGATCCATTACCCCGCTGAGCGCCGACGAGGTTACCGCGATCCTTGCCTACTATGCAGACGGCATGTCGCAGGGCCAGGTCGCCAAGAAGACCGGACGCTGCCGCGCGACAGTGCATCTGTACGTCACGAAGGCGGGTATGGCTCGGCCTCCAAAGGGCCTCGCAGAGGGCACGCCGGAACTGGTCAAGCGGTTCGCCGAACTGCGCAGCGAGGGGCATACGCTGGCGAGGGCGGCGCGCATCGTCAACAGCGAAGCGGGCACGAGCTACGATGCCAGCACGTACCGCGATGCCATGATGAAGATGGGGCTGACGGTAGATGAGCCGCGGGCCGCACCCGCGCGATCGGCCAAGACTGAGGTCATCTTCCACGACCTCGTCATCCGCGTTGTTCCCTCGACCGAGTACGAGCATGTGGGCGAAAGCGCGTTTGCTCCCGTCTCCCTCTCTGCCGGTGTGCGGGTTCTGGAGGTGGCGGCGTGAGCGCTACCCGTCCCGCGCTGCGATGGCATGGCGGCAAGTGGATGCTGGCGCCGTGGATCATCAGCCATCTGCCGCCGCATCGCGTCTACGTGGAGCCTTTCGGCGGCGCAGGATCCGTGCTGATCCGCAAGCCGCGGTCCTATGCCGAGGTCTGGAACGATCTCGATGGCGAGGTCGTCAACCTGTTCCGCGTCCTGCGTTCGGATGATGCAGACCGTCTAGTTGCGCTGCTGAAGGCCACGCCGTTCGCCCGCGAAGAGTTTGTCGAGGCTTATCAGGAGACCGCTGATGCGGTCGAGCGTGCGCGGAGGCTGATTATTCGCTCCTTCATGGGGTTCGGCTCGAACGGCCACAACAAGGCAACCGGGTTCCGGTCGAACAGCAACCGCAGCGGCACAACGCCAGCACATGACTGGACGAATTACCCCGATGCGCTGAGCGCGATCATCGAAAGGCTGCGCGGCGTGGTGATCGAAAGCCGCGATGCAACGGCATTGATGGTGCAGCACGACGGCGCCGACACGCTGTTCTATGTCGACCCGCCTTACGTCATGTCCACCCGCTCTGATGCCGGGCATGACTACGCGCACGAGATGGACGACGAGGCACACGGCGCGCTTCTGGTGACCCTGCGCGGCCTGTCCGGCATGGTCGCTCTCTCCGGCTATCCCTGCGAGCAATACGATGAAGCCCTGTCCGGCTGGCGTCGTGTCGAGCGTGCCGCTCTCGCTGACGGAGCTGCAAAGCGGACGGAAGTGCTCTGGATCAATCCGCAGGCTTCCGAGCGCCTCGATGCGGTGCGGATGCCTCTCTTCGGGAGCGCTGCATGACCCAGCAATCCTACGAGATCCTGATCACCACCCCCGGCGACAAGCCCATCACCCGCGAGGCTCTGAAGACTGCTGTTGAGCGAATGCCGGAGCTGCAGGAGGGCTCGAAGGTCCGCGTGACGGAGATGTGGCCGGGAGCACTCAAATGACGACGGCTGGCAAACGTCTCATTCGGGCGGCAAAGCAGGCGCGATCCATGGTGGACGAGACGGCGATCCATGTCTCGATCCTGACCTATCTCCGCGAAGTTCTGCCCGACACCCACAAGGTGCTGCACATTCCAAATGCGCCGAGGTCGGCAATCACCGGCGCCAAGCTGAAGCGCATGGGCATGATGGCCGGCGCACCGGACTTGCTGGTGCTGCGCCCCGCTGGCCGCATCGCCTTCATCGAGGTCAAGGCAGAGGGCGGCAGGCTTTCACCGGAGCAGAAGGCATTCCGCGACTGGTGCATCTCGATGGGCGTGCCTCATTGCACCGCACGCAGCATCGAGGACGCGCGGGATTTCCTCAGCGACGAACGATTTCCAACGAAAGGATCGAGCCAATGAGTGACAGGGAAGAAGGCGCCGACGAGATCGTCGGCAAGTACGCGAAGTTCATCAATGCGCGGCCGATGCTCGTCTCGCTTCTCTACGACATCGACATGATGCCTGAGCAGTGCGTCACGCGCGCAGGGGCGATCCGCCTCGCTGGGCTGTGTGAGGTTTGGAAGATGGGCGAGGAAGGAAAGTTGTCCGCGCCCGCTGAGAAGGAGGCAAGTCTATGAGCACCGAACAAGTGGCCGGCGGTCAGTTGCGGGCGTTCTGCGAGCGGATCGAGAAAGTCCAGGAATTCATCGACGAGTTCAACGCCGACAAGACCGGCATCTACAACGAGGCAGCCGGCGCCGGCTTCGACAAGAAGGCCCTGAAGGAGACCATCCGCCTCCGCAAGATGGATGCAGGCGAACGCAGCGAGCGCGAGGCTCTGGTCGACCTGTACATGGGCGCGCTCGGGGAGGCGAAGTGATGCTGATCATCTTTGACCTCGACGGCACACTGGCCCTCACGGATCACCGATCGCACTTCCTCAACCGCCCGTCAGCGGAAAAGGACTGGCGAGGGTTCTATGCAGCCTGCGACGAGGATCGCCCCTGCCATCCGATCATCAAGACCGCGCTCGCATTCGACGCGGTCGGCGAGCGTGTGGAGATATGGTCTGGCAGGTCTGACGAGGTGGCCGAGAAGACCACCGCGTGGCTCGGTGCGAACGGCTTAGGCCATCTCCCCATCAGGACGCGGAAGGCTGGCGACCACCGCCCCGATACCGTCGTCAAGGCGGAATGGATGGAAGAGATCAACCGCAAGCCCGACCTCGTGTTCGAAGACCGCAAGAGCATGGTCGAGATGTGGCGTTCGCATGGGATCGTCTGCTGCCAAGTCGCGCCGGGGGATTTCTGATGACCAACTTCGCCGACTTCTACGCCCTCTACCCCCGCCACATCGCCCGCAAGGATGCCGAGAAGGCATGGCGGCAGGTCATCAAGGAAGGCATCCAGCCCTCGACCATCCTGGATGGGCTGCGCCGGCAACTCCCGGTGATGGCTGCGAAGGACAAGCAGTTCCTGCCGTACCCGGCCACGTGGCTTCGCGGCTGGCGCTGGGAGGACGAGGTGGAAGCCCCGTCCGGCCCGTCCAAACACTTCGCCCGCAACCTCGCTGACGCTCAGGACGAGATGATCAGCATGCTCGACGGAGAGGCTTATGGGCTCTTTGCCCTCGACCACAGCACGCATCACTAGCCCCGCGCTCTCGACGGACCTGACGCCGTGTGATCCGAAGGAGGCGCTTCGCCTTCTCGGCCCGCTGTTCCGCAATCTCGCGAGCGACCGGAAGTTCGAGGACACAGCGCGCGGCGAACAGGAGCGCAAGGAGGCCATGGCGGTCTACGTGCGGCCTCTGACGAAGGAGCCGGCGTGGGCGATCGAACAGGCCGTGACGCGCTTTCTCGACGGTCTGGTGGACCGTCACAAGAGCCGCGTTGGCTGGGTGCCGAAGTCCGACGAGTTCGCACAGGAGGTGCGTCGGCTCGCCGATTGGGCACGCCAGCGTGAAGAGAACGCCGCCCGGATGCGCCGGCTCGCCGCCGAGAACGCCGCCGCCATCGAGGAAGCGAAGACCGCCCGCACGCCGACTGGCGAGGAAGCCAAGGCCGCGCTGGAACGGTTCTTCCGCAGCTCCAGAATGATCAAGGAAGAGGAGGCCCGCCGCTGATGCAGACACACACCGAACAGCCGCACGTCTTCCGCGGATGGTACGACAAGGCACACCGTCGCGCCGATGCGGTGATGCAGCCGACAGCCTCATGGATCGTCCAGGAGGTCGCTGCGGATCACGGGGTGACGGTTTCGTGGCTGCGCTCGACCCGCAACAGCCGCCGGCACGCAGCGGCACGGCGTCATGCCATGTACGAGATCGCCCGGCAGTGCCCGCATATGTCGCTGCGGATGATCGGAAACTTCTTCGACGGCATCCACCATACGACAGTGCTCCATGCCATTCGCGAGTGGCCGGAGACGGCGGCCCGCATGGGCATCGAGGTTGAGCCGCTGCCGCAAAGGGCAAACGGCGTCATGGGGCGGGCTCGCCCTCTGGACACAGGCAAAAGGGGCAACTGATGGGCGAGACCGTGATCGAGCGAGTGGCGCGGGCGATGTTCGAAGCTCAAGAGGGCAGTGCAATCGAATTCGGCGCGATCCCAGCATGGCCTGAACTGAGCGACTACGAGCGGAACCGCTGGGGCGGGTACGCCCGCGCTGCCATCAAGGCAATGCGCGAGCCGACAGGGGCGATGAAGATCGCCGTCGCCCACGCAGACTGGATAGGCAAGCAGGACCTGAATTGGGGTGACGGCTGGCGGATCATGGCGGATGCGGCACTGAAGGAGACCAACTGATGGCAAGCGTCGGGGCAAAGAAGCGGGCCAAGCAAGCGCGGCGGCGGTCGGCTGCACACAACGACAACGGCGGGCGACCTCGCCGGGATGACGTGATACGCTATCCCAACGGACGCATCGACTACCGAGCAATGGAAACGCAGGGGCAGACGATGGCAACGGTCACAGGGGCACGAGTGCGGCAGTACGGCGTCAGCGAGGCGGAAGCCAAAGGCCAGATGGTCGGCTACGCGCTCGGTCGCCTGCGGCACCACAAGAAGATCACCGACGTGGAACTGAAGGCGGGCAACATGATGCACGAGGACGTGAGCCGCTATTACGCGCTCACCGGCCTGCCGTCGCCATCTCCCCGCGCCATGGACCCGAACCGCGTCCACGGCTTGGGTGGCGAGCCGCGACAGGAGGCCATCACGGCGGCATCGAACAAGATGATGAAGCTGGAAACGGTCATCGGCTGCGTCGACCAGCAGGGGCGCCCGGTGCGCGAGCTATTGCGGCGTTTGGTTATCCTTGACGAGGATGCCGAGAACTGGACGCCGACGATGGTAGGCCACGTCAAGCGCGGTCTGGCAGCGGTCGCCAAGCATTACGGCATCACGACGGGCGAGGAGCCTGCGAAGGTGTTGACATAACCTCCGGGTTATGGCACGCATGTGCTAGTAGGCGAGGTGTGCTGTGGAGCGGCCCCGCCTTTATTGATTCAATATCCCGCAAGGGAGAGGCGGGGCAGCGCAGCCC